ATCGATGTCAACGTTGTTAATGATTTGTGTAAGCCGGTTCTCACTGATAGCACCAGCCTGAATAGCTTCCCATTCTCGGTCTGTTATTTTAATGGTCTCTCTTTTAGCACCTACGGCGGCACGAGCTTGTGTCAATGCCTGCTGGGATGCCTTTTTTATTTCATCACTTGTCATACCGGGATTGTCCTGTTTCTTAGCTGCCACCATTGCATTAGCCATGGTCTGTGCCTGTCTTTCGCGAGGGGCATTCTTCAAGGCCACATTCAATTTGGCATTAAGGGAGTCTACTTCTGCCTGATAGGTTTCTTTGGCAGAGGCAGAGTACGGGACTTTGTCGGTGGATAATATTTCGAGACGGGCTTGATTTCCGAGGGCCTTCATTTTATTGGCATAGTTAGCATAGGCACGCTCAATAGGGGTGTCGGCATCGGACACAAGAGTAAAGGCATCTTTAGTTTCGGCCATTTTAGTAGATGGCTGAGTACGAACCTTAGTTTTGCCTGTCTTCTTGTCAGTGTAAACAGGATCATCTACATTTTTCCAAATCAATTCACCAGTCTCTTCATCAATACGGGGGCTTCCTTGACGCTTTACTACCGATACCTCTGATTTTGCACGAGATATTAAAGTAGCAGCACCTTCTCTATATCTACCTTCTTCGTCAATATGTCCCTGATACTTCTTTTTAAGAGAGCTGATGGCATTATCTGCTTCACTCTGCTTATAGTCAAGCTTGTGTTTTTCAGCATCGATAACAACCATACTATGACGAACTGCTCTGATGAGTTCTTCATTAGTAGCGCCTCTCAATGTCATGTCTGTAATCAAGTTTGAAATCACACCCATTTCTTTTTGGGTATTATTCATTCTTTGATACATCTTGCCGTTTCGGGTATAATATTCTTTACCCTTCGCATCAACTTTAACAGGTTCGCTTGAATCCGGTCCATACTCCAGTTTTCCATCAAAATCTTGAAGCTCTTCAAAAGGACGAGTAGCAGTGATTCTAACTTTACTCTTACTTGAGTTGCATGGAATAACCATAACGGTGTCACCATCAAAGTCAGCACCCGACAACTGATCTGCAATCTTTTTATTGATGCCAATAGCATCTTTAGGTGTATTACCCAATACTCTTCTGGCTTCAGGATGTTTGTTGTTTACTGTCAGGATAGGAATTTCAAAAGTACCACCATGAGGATAACGAACCAGTGCAACAGTCTCACCATTTTTATAATTCGGTGCATACACTTCATTATCTTTCATGGACGGAATAGGCAATATTACCTGATACTTTTGACGAGGTAATGCAGCGGCTTGAAAATGAACAGCGGCAGAATCACAGTCGTCAGCAAAAGATTTTAAGAGTGACTTTTTGACTGTCGGATTAGTCAAAGCACAAATCTCATCAAACTCTGCCATCTTGTCAGAAGCAGCCAAATCAAGCTGTTTATTAACCAATGACAGATTTTGTTTAGAAAGAAACTGTGACGGAAGTTTATCAGCCCATTCGCCCCAATCTCCCTCTTCTGCACGTTTATTGATGAGAGAAAGCTGTCGTTCGCCATTAGCATCAATGTAATAACTCTGACCGCCTGCCTTGATAAGGGAACCAAAAGGATTATCCGGATCATCTTTGATCTTCTTCATTACATCTTCGGGAGGTGTTCCTTTTTTCTTATTGGTATTAAAGCGAACATCGACTCCAGGAGGAAGATCATCAGAATAGACCGCCATTCCTTTCAGATATCGATTACCGTCTACCAGAATACGAACCTGAGCATAGTGTGAATTGCCAAGAGAAAGATCATCTACACCACGACGAATCTCAATTACGCCATCTTTATAGATACCACCATCTTCAGCATAACAAATCTGCATACGCTTAGAATCCATACTCTTAGGATAAACGAATTTATCGAATGTTTCGCCGCCATCATGAGAAACATAGTCCCTTACAGAATGAACATTTTCAAAATTATAAATTTCTTTATGCTCAGTTCCGGGAGGGCAAAGGACTTTAATGTTTGTCTGTTTACCAGGGTTTGTTACCTGAGGAACACCACCACCATAAATCGGGTAGCCTTCCATTTCCAAAATATAAAGAGCCTGGTTCATCTTTTCTTTAGAAATACCAAGCTCTCTTTCAACACCTGTACCGACATCAATCATGCCTTTTTCTGCTACCTGCTGTTTAAGGAAGTCAGCAGTGGTTTTTGCCTGATTCATGCGAGCTTCGGAACTCTCATTCAGAAGAGAACGAACTGAAGAATCATTAGCAAAACCCATTTTGTCAGCGATTTCATTCAAGCTGTAGCCCTTCTCTCTAAGAGCCTTAGCTGTAGCAACATCTTGAGATCTTCGTTCATCTTTAGCCAGACTCATTTGAGTTCTAAATTGAGTTGTACTAAGACCCATAGATTTTGCAATGGCGACTTCGCCAGTATAAGTTTTTCCATCCTCATCAGTGAATGTGAAATTGTTACGCTTCATTTCTTCAACTCTGGACAGAAAATCGCCACTATGTTGGTAAGGGTTATCACCGGAACCCCACGGATAGCGACCGGAACGACGCGGCATTCCATAATGCATTAGCATTTCTTCCACGATGGGATTCATAGTTTAGTCCTCCTGTTCTTTTATTTTTCTGATTACTTTGTCGAAAGTTACAATCTTGTCCATAATCGGAGCGATGTCTTCGACGGTTGGCGTATGATACAGAATCTCGTTATTTTGATACAAACGAAGTTCGATATCAATAGTCGCCGGTTTGATCTTGTATTCCAAACAAAAAAGAGCAGCATATATTTCAAGCTGCTCCATGTGTGCCGGAACGACACCAGTTTTTAAGTCATGAATACGAAGAGTGTTATTGCGGAATGCAATAGTATCTGCAGTGCCAAAACAATTCTCAGAATAGAATAACACCTGTTCCGGAACCATTCGGAAACTGATAGCATCATTGACATACATGTTCAATGTTTTCTGAGATTTAGGAAGTTTCTGTCCTAAACGAATACACTGGCAAGCAAAGTCATGAAGTACAGTTCCTCGTTGTGTAGCCAAGAATTTTGAGTAAGACTCAGCCACTTTAGCTTCATCATAATTGATCCAATGATACTTGCTGGCACCAAGAAAGGCGTGTTGGCCTTCAAGATTCGAATGATTGTTGAAGATCATGCAGCACTTCCTCCTTGTTTTCGGGACAGATAAATCTTGAGAATGACATCTCATTCATCTTGTCCACATAGTATTCTTGATTGGGTTGCTTTTTTGCACCAGCACTTTGCTTGCACTCTAAAGTTGCCCATTTGTTTTTATACAAGATGAGCAGATCAGGAATACCCTGCAAATATCCCGAATCGCTTTTCATCACGATGCAGCCGGGAAATCGTTTTTTAATCTCTTTAATGAGATTCGCTTGAAATCTACTTTCGAGCATACCAAATGAGCCTCCTTTCATGCAATTTGGTCAAAACCGAAAAGGGAATGTCCATTATAAAAATAGCTTTTTTACTCCTCTCTTCATAAAAGGGGATGTTTTTTTCGCGCGGTGCAAAATAGCAATAAAAAAGCCGAGACACCATTTTCACAGCATCTCGGACATTTGATTTATTTTGAATTATTCTTCAGACACTTCATCAACTGTTGTGTCTTTCCTTTTGAAAACCGGAATTTTTTCAATTCCTCTTTTAGCGTTTGACATTACATCAGTCATCATTTGTTTTGTCTTTTCCTTACGCTCTTCTTGCTTAGTGACTTTAGCAATCTGCATTTCAGCTTTTTGCTTTTCAGCAATCTCATACATATGCTGACATTCGTCAATGACTTCTTGAGTTATGTATTTCACTAAAACGCTTGAGCCTCTTTCAACTTTTTGCTTAGCTTTCGGATGGGACTTAATGACTTGCATATCAAAACAATTCCTGTATCGAACATCAGCGTCAGACATAGCTGCTTTAACAAGAGTAGCTTTGAGACCACAACTCTCAAGAATTTCTACAGCCTGTTCTTTAGTCAGCGGGTA